TTGTCTTCAAGAATGGGGAGCACTTGATCCGTCAACGGATCGGTCTTGTAGCGGTACAGCGACAGCTCGTCGATCGTATGCACGCACCGCGGATGCACGATGATGTCGAACGACTTGAGGAACTCGACGCCCTCTTCCAGGCTGCCCGGGCCCTTCACCGCCTTCGTGATGCGCGGGAAGCCGTGCTTCTGCATGTGGCTGATCGTCTCCGGCCGCGACGAGTCGGCAGTGATCGGCCACTTCTCGGCGTCGGGCACGCTCATGAACAACTCGGGCAGGTTCACGATCTCGCACCCAACTTGGTACGCCTCGTAATCGACGTACAGCGCATTGCCTTCCATCGAGCAGCGGATCAACACGCTTGGGTCGATCGAGAAGCCCCAGTCGGCGCCGAGGCGGAAAATCGTGCCCGTCGGCCGCTCGAATTCTTCGATGCGCCAGTTCTTGAACACGCGTGCATTGCTGCTCTGCTGGTAGCCGCCCAGCCAGATATGCGTGTACTTGTCCGGATCGCGTCGGCGGTCATATTCCATCTCGGCAACCACTCGGTCTCGCCGAACCATGGGTTATCCGAGTAGTTCGCCTGCACCACAACGCTGTTCGGCGGCGCATCCGGCCCGCGCAGCAGCGCATCGACCGGGTCGGTCTTGAAACGCGAGTTCCACGAGAACCACAGCTCCGACTTCGGCTTACGGATCGTCGGGCGCAGCATGTCGAGCGACTTCTGGCTCAGCGTCTGTGCCTCTTCGACCCACGCGACGTCATATCCCTCCAGCGACTTAATCGACTCGGCCGTGTGGTTCGCCATCCCTTCGAAAATGATCTGGCCGCCATGGATGCTCTTGATCAACGCGTCCTGCACGTCGAAGTAGTACCCAGCATTCATCGTCTGAATCTTCGATTCCAGCAGCTTCTTGACCGACTGCTGAAGCGACTTCTGCTTTTCCCGCACGCAAACGACGTCGGTCTTTTCCATCGCCGAGCGCTCGATCACCGACTCGCCGAAGAAATGCGACTTGCCGGAGCCTCGGCCACCGTATGCGCCCTTGTAGCGCGCTGGCTCGAGCAGCGGCTCGAACACCCGCGGCGTCTCGATCACCAACTCCGGACCGCTCATTTCGTCTCGACGGTCTTCGAATCGATGATGCGCCGCGTGATCGTGCCAATCCGGCCGGTCACCGGGTTGTTGATGCGCTCGATCTCTTCCTTGTTGGCGCGCAGCAGGTTGACGCCGATCTCGCTCGACTCGTTGGCGAGCCGTGTTAGCGCTGCGATGCCTTTGAGGGCGCCCACGCTTTCCTCGTTCAGCGGTTGCGCATCGTCAATCTCTTGCGCCTTGGCGTGGGCAATGCCTGCAAGCCGATGAGCCGTGGCAGCGCCGTAGTCAGCAGCACTCGCCAGATGGTCGCTGATCGACATCAGTCGCTGGGCCAAAGTTTGCGCACTTACTTGCGAACTAACCGGAAGTTTCGAAAGCGCCGTTTGCGCAGTAGCCAATTGATTCGCAACGCTTTTTATCTCAGAAACCTGCGAACTTACCTTCTTTCGGATCGCCGTCTCGGACACTCCGAACTCTTTAGCGAGCGAGCGGCCCGATTCACCCTCTAGAAGGCGGCGCTTGATTTCCGCCCATTGCTCCGGCGTCAATGCAGACTTGCGACCCATCACACCGCTCCGCGCCAGCCGCTAATCGAGAACGTCAGCACCTCACCTCGCACGCGGACATGCAGCGGGAGGCGATAGCTCAGCGCCCGCACCTTTGCTGCCATGTGTTGCGAGTCGTGGAGAGCCCGGATTCCCAGCGGGACCAGCGGCGAGCGTTTCACTCCAGCACCCCGCATACGTCCGCTTCCTGCATGATCAGGAAGCGCTTGCCGTCCTCGCGATGCTCCCGCTGCTCGAACTCGCCGAACACGATACGATCGCCCACGTTGAGCACCAGCGGAATGCGGTGGCCGGCGCTGTTGCGCTTGCCCGGGCCGACGGCGACGACGGTACCGGTCTTTCCGAGGTGCCGCTTGCTCTCGACGGTCTGGCTCACCTTGACGACGATCCCCGCATCGGTAATGTCATCGCGAAGTTCGTCAGGCTCGACAACGATTCTGTCTTCCGTCGGTTGGATCATTTCTTCTTCCCAAAGGCACGACGCGCCGCGGCGTCGATCTTCTTGCGCTCGGCCGGCGTGGCGTAACGCTCGTACGATTCAGCCGCCCGGATGTGCGACTTGTCTTCAAGCGGAAACTCGCGGTCCTTCGGATCGGCGAAGTCCGACGGCTTCAACCGCTTTCGCGCGAGGCTACTGAGCTTTGCCATTCAAGGTCCAGAAACGAAAAACCCGGCCGGAGCCGGGTACAGTTGGGATGGGGAAAACGCTTTGATTCAATTTCCCCTGTCAACCTTGACAGTTGTTGCTGCCGGCGCGTGTAGTAGCGTTCAATGTTCCGCGCCTAGCGGAGCAACCACAAAGACAGGAGACCAAAATGCCACGATTTACCACGCGCGTCGAATTGCACGACGCTGACGAAAGCGATTACGAAACATTGCACAAAGCGATGGAACGACAAGGATTTTCGCGTTACATCAAGGATTCTGACGGGAAGCGCTATCACCTACCGACGGCGGAATATAACTTCGATGGAAGTGCTACGCGCAACGAAGTGCTCGACAAGGCTAAAGCTGCCGCCAACACCACCAAGCGCGAGTATGAGGTGGTTGTTACGGAGTCCAACGGCCGGATATGGCATAACCTCACTCCCGCGTAGTCATTCAACTTTGGCTTGGCGGTTCGAAGGAGGCAGGTATTCAGCCTGCCTATCAAGCACCAATTTTCGGGCAAAGTGTTCAATCGACACAAGCGCCATGATGTTCAACTTGAATTGAACACTTCTCAGCAGTCAGCGATTCATGCACTTGTCGGATCGTTTCGCGCATTGCCATCGCGCGACCAGCGAATCGGCGAGCTCGGTTGTAGACCGTTCCGCGCGCGCACTGGTGATCCCGCGCGAGCCCCTTGATATTGGCCCGGTACCAGTAGACGCCGAGAAACGCTGTGGCATCCTTTTCATGCTCTGGCTGCTCGCACAGGGCATGCACTGCCATGTTGAAGTACGGCATCGACGCGTCCATGAACGCGTCGGGCTCGCGGCGAGCCTTCGACGGCTGTAGGCGCGCAAGGATGTTCGACTTCACTGTGGGCGCGAGTAGGCGCCGGGTAGCGCACCAGAACACCCAGCGGTCAATGTATGCATCGATGTCGGCTTCGTTCATAGCGTCCTCGGCTTATTTAACGATTGCCCAATCGTCCGCGAGCATGTCGGTCTGCGATGCGAGCCAGCCCGGCAACATCGCGCGTCGCCCCTCGGCGTTCACCGTCCACATGTCGATGTGCGGCAGGATCTCGCACGACGTAATGCCGGCGCGCATGTAAGGCGAGCCCTCCGTCGTATTAACGTGCGGCGTGCCAGGCACGAGAACAAGCCACATGCCCTTCCCGTTCCATCCTGCTCGCGCGACACGAGCACCTTTCTTCAACGCCTCGATCGCCAAACCGAACGACATGCCGCTCGTCGGCCGATAAGCAGCGTCGGCCTGCGCCTTGGGCGACCATCTCACGTAGCCCGCGAAGTGCGGCGTGTTCGGCTTGCCTCCGTCGAGGTATTCGACGAGGTAGCCCTCGTCTTCCGGGTTCTCGCGGTCCGGAACGATCCAGCCTAGAATGTCGTTGTATTCGATCCGCGTCATGGGTTGCATGCGCACAAGTTTCGTTCCGATGTATTGCTTCATCTGCTTTCTCCAAATGTCAGGAAATCCGTTAGCTAAAACTTCGTCGGCTTCGGCTCGTTCGCCCAGTACTCCATTTGCTGGCGAATCGACGCAACGACAGCATCGAGGTCCTTAGGCTCGAAAACGGCCGTGACCTTGATCCCGTCTCCGCGCCCATTGCCTTCATAGGTGACCTCCCACCTCGGCCGCTCACGCTTTGTCTGGCCGTATTTCGACCAGTCGATGACTTCTCCGCTCATGCTCCTTGCTCCTTCGAGTTTTGGCGTCCTGCGCCGCCCTTGGTGCTAATTAGCACTCCTCATTAACCCCAACACCACATCCCTACGCTTACCGCTCCGAGGAGAGCAGACTCAGCCCATCCTGAGTCTGCCTTTACAACGCATTCCGCTCGTCGGATCGCATTGACTCGCCAGCCTTTCGATCTCGGGTGCTGGCTTCGCCGCCCTTACCGGTGTTTCAGATCTTTCCCACAGTCCCGGTTCTTCCCGCGCCGCTGCCGTTAAACCATGTCCGTCCAGCGCGGTGCTTTGCTGCCTATGATCCCCTGCGCGCCTCCATCAGCTTCTTGCATACGGCCATGAGACCAGCGCGCTTGTGCAGGTCGTTAGCGTCTTCGCCGACGACGTCGCTCATGGCCCAGTGCAAGCCCGTTTTCTCCGCCGCACGCTGTCCAGCGCCCGATTCGTCGTTATCCGCAAATACATATTTGCGGCCGGGTACCGACGGCGCCACGCCGGCCATATTCGAATCGCTGAAGCAAATCAAAACGGCTGCGTTCAGCCGAAGTTGGCGAGCCGCCATGTCGATCGACAGACCGGTCGCATATCCCTCGCAGAGAATCGTTTCCGTTGCTCGAGCGGACCCGATACGGAACACCGCGCCGCTCGCGGCCATGCCGAAAATCATCTTCTTGATCCACTTGCGGTCGTCGTAGTCCCAATAAATCGACTGCACGCCGCGAAGATCACCGCCCAGGGAGCGCATCGGAACGATCAGCCGGTTGTCCGGCAAAACGAGCCCTCTTGCTTCCGGCAAGCCTTTGAAATGGAGATAGTTGTGTTCGCTTACCGAAGCGGTCGCAATGAGCTTCTCTGCTTCACGGACGGCGTTCTGGCGACGCCGCTGCGTCATTCTCTCGGCTGCGCGTCGCTTTTCCGCCCACGCCTTCTTTTCTGCATCGGTCCACGGGCGAGCGTTCGGGTCGTCAAACCATTGGGCCTCCGCGATTCCGTCCCAAGCCATAACCCATCCGCGGCGCCCGTCAAACATGTAGGCACCGTTGTCTGAGCGCGGGTGCTCCTCAGTTGGACATCGGCGAATGCGCCCCGAATCGTCGAGATGCTGTATCAGCACGCCATGCGAGGCCGCGAACTGGATGAAGTCCATCACGCCGCGGCCCTCGCTTTCATGTAAGCGATATCAAGCGACTTGATTTTGCGGACGATCGCCGGGTCGACCGGTACAGGGTCAGCCGTGAACGAGAACGTGCGCGGAGGCTCGTGTCCGCTGATCTTGCGGAACAGGTGCCATGCACGCCCTTGCGGATTCCTTGAGTTGCTCGTGCTCGCGTAAGAGCAGAGCTGATTCCATAGATCGCGCTCGCTGGATGCGACGCGATGCTTCCCGATCAAAATCTCATGCATCTGCCCGGGAAGAGCGGCCACAGCAGCCTCAGGCGCAATCTCGTGACCACACGACATGCATCGCTTAAAAAACGGCTTATACCCGCACTTCGGGCAACAGACGGTTTCGCGTTCTTGAACGTCCTTGCGAACCGATCGGTCCAACTTTTCTCCCTCGTCGAGCGATTCGAGCCCGTGATAGAAGAAGTGTGTGAAGTCCTCGATGAACCGTACGATGTTCCCGCTGTGGTCGAGCAGCAAACAATCGGTCTTCCCCGTTTCTTTCGAAGCGCGCAGACCGCGCCCCCACATCTGGATCGCCGTGCTAAGCGATTTCCGAAGCGGCCGACAATCAACCACGCAGCCTACGTCCTTGACGTCGAAGCCTTTCGCCAAAGCCTCTACGGAGATGAGTACGCGGATCGCCGAATCGGTCCTGGCGAATTCATCGAGAATGCGCTCGCGATCATTGTCTTTCGTGGCGTGCGTGAAAACTTCAGCCAGAACGCCGCATTCATTGAACTGGCGGCACAACTCCTCGCAATGACGGACGTTGGCCGCGAACACGATAGTCTTGCGGTTCTCTGCAAAGCGACTCCATTCGCTCACAACGTCGCCAACAATCTCCATTCCGCGCTCGGCGGCTGCCTTGTCGGTCCATTCACCATCCGACACTTTGGCGCCGTCCATATTGATGCGCGTGCAGGAAAGCACCTTCATCGGCACCAGTTCACCGGACTCGGTAAGCTGGTGCATCGTCGCGGCGTTGATGAGATTCGTGAAGATCTGGCCGAGTCCGCGCGTGAACGGCGTTGCGCTGAGGCCGATCACGGTCGCCTTTGTGGTTTTGATGTGGTCGACGAGCGTCGCGTACATCGTATGCGCTTCGTCGACGATGATCAGATCGGTGTCATGCCATCCGCGCTCCATGACCGTTTGCACCGAGGCGATTTGAAACGGCAGGTCCATGTTGAAGCGCGGGTTCTGCGCCTGAATGATGCCGTGCTGATGCAAACCGTAGGTCGACGCGACAGCGCTCGTTTGATTGATCAGCGACTTCCGGTCGCATACGAACGTGGCTTTCCTGCCGACTTTCAGCGACGCATGACACAGCTTTAAACCGAGGTAGGTCTTGCCCGATCCTGTCGGGCTGCACAGCATCTGCACGCGATGGCCAACCCGACGGCCCGCGATGATGCTCTCGATCGCTGGGTCTTGGAACGAACGCGGCGGAGGGAACTTCGCTTCCGAGTAGTCGGGCATACAATCGAACAGGCGCGCGTTCATTTGGCCGCCCCTGGCGTCCAACCGAGCTTCTTCGCGATTGCCATCCAGCGCTTCGCTTGCGACTCAAGCTGCACTTTCTCGTTCATGAGGCCGGTTTGGCGCTCGCGCAGCACGGAGATTTCAGCCCGCAACCGGCTGATCTCGGCAGCTTGGTCGTCGACCAACTTCAGAGCGGCGGCAAGCTTGTCGTCGGCGTAGGCAACTTCCACCAATGCGTCGTATTTCTCGCGGTCAGCGCGTTCCTGGTCCAGCGCAGCCGCGAGTTCAGACTCGCTAGGGCCGATATATTCCGGCGTTGCTGAAGGAGTTTCCTGACGATCAGGAGGCAGGGACGAACCTTCCGGCCCTTTGACCTTTGCCCGCAAGGGCTTTTCACCAGAGACCTGCTCAACCGCCTTCGGAAGGCTGATCTCGCCATATGCAACTTGTTTCGCAAGCTCAGGATTGGCTCGCGCGACCTTATCGGCCATGCGCTGCGTACGTTCGCTCGCACCCGACTGCGCGGCTCGGGCCGCAACCGTTTCAAGCGGCAACGTTGCCGCTTGATCTGACTTCCGATCACCGCCGTGCGTCTGCGCCTCGAGCCAGTCCGTTGCCGACGCCACGATCGCGGCGTGCTGGCCGGCTGTCAGATGTCGCCGATGCAGGTTCTCCGACAGCACGAACTGCAACGGATCATTGCCGCTGTAGGGGACCGTGATCGGCTCGACGCCGGATTCAATGCACGCGCGGTACCGATTGGCACCGTCGAGAATCGTCCCGTCGAGCATGACGATTGGCCGTTGCAAGCCGTTCGCTTCGATATCGGCCTTCAGCCCTTCGAATTCGGCGCCCTCGATAGGTGGAAACAGTGCGCAAAGTGGATGGAGAGCGAGATCCATCAGCATGCCGCCAGCCCCAGACGACGGATCAAGAACTCAGTCGCAGACGCCGGCAATAGCCGATGGCAATAGGCGGCCACAATGGCTCGCTTGAGCATAGTTCTCATGCGAGCCTCAGGCTGCGTTTTGCGTTTCGGGAGCGGCGCGGTAGCCGAGAGGATCGGCCAGCCACGCCAACACGTCCTCGTTGCGGTACATCGAGCATGAGGCCGTCAGGCGAATCGGCCGCGGGGCGCGGCCGGCGTTGACCAGCTTGCGCCAGCTCTCACGGCACATCGGAATGAACGGCGCGATCTGCGCCCATTTGGAGAGGCCGACCCGTGGGAGGATCGGCTCGAGGGATTGACCGGATTTGACCGGCTCTGTCTGCTTCTTCACGTTTCGCTCACCGTTGGAACAGTTGGTGAGCGAATATTGTCGCTACGGGCTTTCTGGATATAGACCGCTAGCTAGCTGACGTATTACGTTTGCTCGCTGACGTACCCCGTTTGCTTGCTGGCGGGGTATATCCGCGCTCTGCAAGCCACCCATCAATAGTCTTCTCGGCCCGCTGCGAACTCATTGAGAGACCAACCGACGACGCCTTGTCGAGTACCTGCTTTTTGATCGCCAAAACAGCTTGGTTTCGGCTAGGGTAGTTGCCCTTCACGGCAAGATCAAAGGCAAACTGACGAACTGGCTCCCACTTTGCATCCTGTGCAGCCTTTGCCTTTTTCGCCTTTTCCATCGGCTGGCGCTCAAGATAACCGACCATCCCTTCTAGGAGGTCGACGTGCTTCTCATAAATTTTCAACTCCAGAGCCGTCAACTCTGCAGCATCCTGATGCGCCCGAAAGACCTCCTCGTGCTTCTTCAAAAACATCTTATACATAGCAAATAACATTTCGAGGTACAAGGGCTCGTAGTTATGAGCTCTAACTTTTTTTATTTCATCTAACAGGTCACGTCTTGGAAAAATTGGATTCGAATCATCCAAAGGTTTAGCGAATTCATCGGTTAGATACTCTATGAATTCTGCGCCGTATTCCTCGCGGATGTCATTCATTTTCATTTTTCGCCCTCACGCAAAGCCGCTCATTTTGCTAGCAGACGAGGTGGGAATATAGCCGCCCTCCTGAAGCCATCCAATGATGGTCCTCTCGGCCTGGGATTCGCTTCGAGGGGTTCCGTTGGCCTTCGCAAACTCCAACACCTCTTTTTTTATCGACAGAGCCGCATTCCTGTAGCTTGGATATGAGCCCTTATTGGCCAAGTCGACTGAGAACTTACGCACTGGATCGAGCTTGGCATCTTGGGCTTCCTTTCCCTTCTTCTTCTCTCGGCGTCTCAACTCATCTGCAACTCGGAAACTCAGATCAGCGATGCGTTTCGAAAGTTGATCTCCGTCATCAACGAGCTGCTGCAACTCCCCCACAGAAAGATCGTCCAATCGATCGATCGAACTCTCCAGAGCGCGTAGTCGCGCAAAGTACCCTGATGTGGCCTGCGCAAATATTTCCCTGTGGCGCTCGGCAATGAATCGTTTAATCCTAATTCCTACAGGCTTGTTCACGGATTCCCTGAGAAACGTATGACATTGTTTCGCAGCAGACACAAATGCTTGGAAAGCGTCCTTTACGTCCGGATGATCCCGGATCAAAATCGCCAGTTCTTTCGGGATAGCATCCCATTGACCGTCGACGGCGATTTTCGCCAGCGCATCTTCCTCTATTGTATGGGCCGGATACCCACGCATCTCAGCAATCATCCAAAATGCCAGGTACATCTCTGCCCTGTACTTCCGGTCAGGGTGTCGTCCCTTGCGCTTGTATGGCTTCTGATCGACGAAGATAACCTTTCGACCAGGCTTGTCGACGTTCTCAGCCAACAAGCGCGCTCGGGTCCGATCGCGACGGCCAAGCTTGATTTTCTCGATAGCATTTCTCTGCTGGTCGACGTCGGCCCACGATACTTTTATCTTTATCTTCGACGGCATATTCATATGCACCCTCGCACACCCCTGTTTCCCAAAATCGGCCCGAAATCCAATCTGTGATAACTTGTCAGCTCTTCAACCCACAACGAAGCGGAGACCCAAATGAACATCAACATCAATATCAATATCGGCTATACGCGGCAAGTCTTCGACGCTCTTGGAGAGCCGGAGACGATCACGCTTTCATACTCAACCGGCGTCCCCTTCCCTCAAGTCGGCGACTATGTGGAAACTAAGTTCGACGCTGGCGTGCATCCGCTCAAGGTCATTGAGCGAAAGTTTGCGTTTGCATCGAACTCCCAGCGGATCCACTTACTTCTCGATTTGCCATCGTAGCTGTCATCCCAAAGGAATCAGGCAAATATACGCCCAAATTCGCCCGTTCCCGCCAATTACCGGGTCGGATACTTCCGTGCAATGCTCGCCAGCGCGCGGGTCATGTCGAAGAGGCTCTGGCGGATCTGGTCGAATGCAGCATCGTAGTCGGCGAGCTTCTGTTCCGGCGCCGGCTCCGCGGAGGGAAAGGCCAAAATTGGCGGCGGCTGGACATTTGGAATGGGACGGAGGCGCGGCCGGCCCAGTTTACGACGCGTCGGGAACGAGACGATGTTGTCAGGCATGGTTAGTCTCTCCCGCCTCGCGCTTCGCTTTATACACCAAGTCCATGAGATTCGTCGCCAGCGTTTCCACTTGTTCGCGCAGATTGACCAACGTGCAGCGGATTGGCAGCCCATCCGGTGTGTCATCGGAGACTGCCTCCACCATAAACGCGAGAACGTTGAACACTTGCCACGCCGCAGCCGACTTGTCGTTCAGCATGTCCGTTACGAGATCGAGCGCAGCGACAGGCTGAACATCGTAACGGGCTTGCTCGATTGCTTTGTCGACCCCCGCCTCGAACTCCTTTTCCACTTCGAGCAGGAGTTCGCCAAACTCCTCGTCCGTCTGGCCAACGGCGCAGGGCATGTTCGCATCGATCCAGTGCTTCAGCATATCCGTGTACACGGCAGATATGGCGCCCTCGTCGCCGAAAATTGAAGAGCCGGCAGCGCGAGCGCGCAGCAGCGCTTCGTCCTTCGGAAGAGACGCCAAGTTGACGAGGTTATCCATTGTCGTGTTCTCCCAGTTGGGGTTTAACGCGATTTGCTTCTGCCGCGTTAAAGGTCTCGGTCTCGATGTGGTCATAGATGACGTCACTCAGACACTCGATTGCGCCGGCGAGGTTCTGCTTCGTCCAGTTGTCGAGCATTCTCCCTGCCATGTTGTCTTCATCGTCGTCGATGGCGTTATGCAGAATGCGGCCGATTGCAGCTATGGCGCGAGACGCCCGCGCCATATCGGCTAAGGCGGTAGTGCGTACCTGCGAGAATTCGGGCTCAGAGCCACAGAGCCAACGATCGGCGGAAAGGGAAGGACGGTCAGAAGCGGAATCGGATACAGCCGTCCGCGAATTTACGTTGGCTTGTTCGAGACAAGCTTGAGTACGGTCCATGATGAAGCCCCATTAATACCTGATTATTTCGGAGTCCTAAAGAAGCCGACAATGCCTCGAACGGCCGAAAGGACCTTCATTTTGCGCGCGCAGTTACCGATGACAATTGCCCGAATAGAGGCCGGGGGTTGCCTCATACCGTTGATTCGATTCGGACTTCATGAGCGCAATGGCGTCGGACAAGGCAGCGCCGACAATGTCGAGTGCTTCGCGTTCCGATGAGGCCAAGGCAGCCGCACGAATGGCGTGCGTGGCGATGGAAATGAGTTGCTGAGGATGCTCGGGGCGAGCAGATGCGTTGGGCATTTCTTGGCTCCTGTGTTTCAAGAGCCTGCCGCCGCTGCTAAACGGGTGGGCAGGCACGTGGCGGGGTTAGCAGACCGGAACACAGGAACCGGCAGGCGCGAACGCCTCCCCACCACGGCCCACCCATAAACTGGGTGCGCAATGATACAACGGACGAAAAAATACCGCCTGTTGGCGGTCGTCCGCCTGTGTATTCCGGGCTGCTAAACCCGGCCGCTGTTGTCTCAGCGACGATCTAATCTTCGTTTTCTACCGCACGGATGTCAAGCATTTGTGAAAAAAATTATGCTGCCATCGGTTCGTCCGGCCGGACCGAACATCCCTCTCTATGGAGACAAGCAAGATGGCAACAAAAAAAGAACTTACAACCAAGCGCGACGAGATGCGCATGGCGATCAAACAGCACCCCGGCATCACCTCCACTGAAATCGCTGGCCGCGTCGGAGTTATCACGCCGACACTCGTAACGTCGGCGCTATGGAAGGATCTGAGAAGCGGCCGCATCCGCGCAGAACTGGTCGAGAGGAACGGTCGAAAGGTCAACACGTACTACATGCCTGAGGACCTCCCGGCGGACGCGGTCGAGCGTATTCAGCAGCATAGGGTCGATGCCAGAGACAAGCCCATCACGAAGCCAACTAGCGCCCGCAACAGCGTTTTCGATGTCCCGGGGACACAAGCGAAACCGAGGCGCGCAGCGCGTCGAGCGCCAGTATCGATGATTGAGGTGACGCCTTCGGCGCCGATGAGCTTTGCATGCGCCATTACCAGCGATGGGCGACTGGTACTAATGCGCGATGGCTCCGTCGAGGTTTCCCTGACCGAAAACGAGACATTAACGGTACAGGCGTGCCTAATGAAGCTTGCCGCCGCGAAGTTCTTCGCGTCGATGGCGTAATGGGTAGCCGGCGCCGATCGCGCCGGCTGATACCATGGCGCAAACAAACAACGGGGAACCACATGCGGGCCATTTACATTGCCTCACTCGTCGCAATCGTCGCCGGATGCACGACCATCTCCGACGTCACGCCGGCCGGCGACGCAAACTACACGGTCACAACCCAAGTGCGTGGCGGCATGACACCGTGGGGCGAAATCAAAGCGTCCAGCCTGAAGCGTGCGGACGAATACTGTCGCCAGCAAGGTAAGCGGATGCATCCTGTCGACATGAAGACGCACGGTGTCCGCGGATGGACTCCGCAGGAAGCGGAGTTGACGTTCTCTTGTGTGGCAGGATGACGGAAGGGGCGGCGAAGTTTTTCGCGACGATGGCGTGACGGGTGCAGGCGGTGCGGCGCCGCTCACCTGCAATCTCGGATGGACTTGCCTGGATGTATCTATAAGGATACACTAGGTGCTCGCTCGCCCTACCGTCGTCCGTGAACACGATCAACGCCACCGAAGAATTCACCGATTGGGTCGACGCTCTTGCAGACGTCAAGGCGCGCGCGG